CGATTTCTTTGGCCGAGAGACCAAATTCTTTCCCGTTCGCTTCCACTTCTCGCATCGTGCTCGCGATTTTCCCGAGACCGGCGACAACTACGCCGATGCCTAAAAAGCTCTTGATCCCACGAGCCACGCTTTTGGTCGTCTTGTCGATGCTCGATAGGTTATTCTGCACGCTCGCAAAAGCCTGCTTCGTCGCGTCCACCGCCCGCAGTGTAAATGTCGCTTCAGCCATGAGCTTTTTGCAGTCGAGATTTGTGGTTTAGGTAAGCGATCCAGCCGTGCATTTCATCGGCTGGCATCGCGAGGACTTCGTGAGCAAATTTGCCGAGACGTTCCGCGATTGCGTAAACGGCGACGAGGTCGGCTCCGTCGTCGCCGTCGATCAGTTTTTTAGCTCATCAGCCTTTGGCGAGTCCGAGCTGATCATCTCATTCGCGACCCGTGCCACCACGTTGCTGTCAGCCTTGTTCAGCAGCGTCGGACGGTGCTCGATGGTAAACAGTTTCTTCCCAGCCTCGTCGGTCGCCTTCATGATCAGGATGTCCACGAGCAGGTCCATGTCGCTTGCGACGCTCTTCTTGTAGACTCGGTTCTTTTCGGCGAGGGTCATCGGCGCGGAGTAGATCACGAGCTTCCACTCGGGCACCTCGATTCGCTTAGTGCCGAGGCTGTTGAAGTGTTCGCGGACGAGGTCGATGGCTTCCATGTGTGTGTTGTGTTTTTTGATTACGTTAGACCGTCAGAGTCGAGAGCACGCCGTTGCCCTCGAACGCGACCGACGCTTCGACAAGGCCGTCAAAGGACGCAGTGGGGTTAAACTGCGTGACGATAGCCGAGCCGCTGTAGTAGGTGTCAGACGCCGCAGCGCCCTCGGGATAGAGGTTTAGGGTCACGGTCGATCCAATGGTGATCAGGATCTGACCCGCGTCGCCCTCGTCCCAGAACAGGTCAGCCGTCGCGCTCCACGACTTCATCGACGCCTTGCGCGTGCGGTAGGTGTCGCCGATCACGCTGTCCTCGACGGTGTCGGAGGTGTGGGTCAAAGCGTAGTTTCTCAACTCGCCGATGGTGGTGGAGGAAATTTTGACGAGCCCCTCCCGGCCCAGATAAGTTGCCATGTTAGTCGTTGGTCAGATAGATGCAGTTGAAAGTGTGACGAGCCGTTCCCCAGCGACGGTCTTCGTCTGGTTCGATCATATATTCGACATTCGTCAAATGCAGGTCGCGGCAGACGCCGCCTAGCGTCACGTCCGCGAGCACCGCCGCCTCTACCGCAGCCGATCCGGTGTCGAAAAGGTCGTCGATCAGGTAGGTGCCGCTCTCGGCGACGAAGTAATCGACCATGAGCTGGAGTTGCCGGTACTGCGTTCGGTTGCTCGGGCCGAGTGTGCGGACCTCGATCTGCTCGGTGACAGCGTACACTGCCGCCGACGGGAAGCTGACGCTGGCGATGGTGTTGTTGCGCCCGCGCAGGATGTTCGCCGTCGGGACGACGAGCGCGGAGGTGAGCGCGGTGGCGGTATTGGTTCTGATTTGTGTGCGTGTGCTCATGCTGCGATTGGGAGTGCTCTGCCGCCCACTTTTGTGAAGCCGAGGTTGACGGCGCGGTTTGCAAGCACGCGGTTGATTTTGAGTAGAGTCGTCCGCGTGCGAGATGCGACTGCCGCGTCGATGGTGCGCTGGTAATTCGGGATTTTTACCTTACGGTTTACCGCGACGATAAACGGATTTGAGCCGACAAAGTTCGACGTGACCGTGCCAGCCTTCCCGCCGAATCGGTCCGAGAACTTCTTGTACTTCGCGCCGGTCGCTTTCGCCGCAGGAATCCAGCCCGACGCCGTCCAGCCGACCCGGCTCCTAATCTCTTTCGAGAACTCCTTCATGTCGCCCGAATACGCGGCCATGTTCGTGTCCTTTGGGATACGCCCGCGAGAATTCTGCCGCTTTCGATGAGCGATCCGGATCTCGTCCACGTTCGCGAGCATCTGCCTACCGTGGAAAAACTTGAAGTTTGGATTTTGAAAAAGGAGCTTGAGCTTTTCCGTCTCGCGATCGCGGACATATTTTGCCATCGACCGGAAGAATCCATTCTTCCCCGCCTTCGCTTCAAGTTCGGGATAGCTTAAAGGAGTCGCGAGATTTGCCATGTCGCTCTGCACTGCGCCTTCGCCTTGCTTGCGCGACTTCGGCGGCGTGAACTTAATGAACAGATTGATCAGGTATCGGCCCTCCTCTTTGATCACGGGACCGAGTCCGACCTTTGCCGCGAGCGCAAGGCGGGCGAGTGCGAACTCTAGTTTGCGGACGTCTGTTTGAACCGAGATCATCGCGTCAAATCACCTTCGCGACCTCGATCTCGCAGCCGGTTCCCTCGGCGTCAAATGCGACGCTTTCGATGAAGTAGGTGATTCCCGCCCGTGCGAGCGTCTGCGCGACCTGCGGCGCTGCCGAGATGCTCGACGTCTGAAGGAAGATCGTGAACTTCGACTCGTTGCGCCGCTGATCCTCGAAGTCCGAGAACACGTTTCGCGATGACGACCAGACGCCCGTCACCGCCGCGCCCTGATAGGTGAACGCGATCCCGGCTTGATCGAGGATCGCGGAAAAGTCGGAATTGATCTGTGTTGGGTCAAAGTCCCTGACGGCCATACTTAAGCGCGATTCGTCAAATACCACCGGGCGTGCAGCTCCGGTCGATTCGCGCGCAGCCACGGCTCCGCATCTTCCATGCACTTCTTCGCGTCCTGCCCGCACGTCTGGCTCCCGACGTGGTGAACGTAGGCGCGAGAGACGAAGTGCTGCCGCTTCATTTCTAGGCACTGCACGTCGTCCGAAAACCAGTTGATCGGCGGGAAGTCGATCCACGCGTCCCGGTGAATCCACGCGCAGATCGGCGCGATGATGTCCGCCCGCAGGATGTGCTGCTCGGACTCGTAGCGCAGGAAGTTGATCTGACCGCGACCGATACGGATGTTCTGCCCTCCGCGAGCGTAGTCCGACCGGGTTGCAACCCACCCGAGATCCGCGATGTTTGCCCTCAGATGCGCGACATCGTAGGCGAGCGTCTCCCACGTCGTCGGCGTGAACACGATGTCGTCATTGCACACGACCACCGATTCGTGCGCGCGGAAAGCCTCTCGCACGCCGTGATTGTACGCCTCGCCGAAGCTGCTCCCGACGTTGCGAAAGATCAGCACCTCGACCTCGCGCGGAACGTAGGCCGCGATTGACGCCTTCATGACCGCGAGGCACCGCGCGTTCATCGTGCAGATGACGATGGCCGGGAGCGTGCTCACTTCGCACCTCCGAGGATTCGCTCGATGTTCGAGGCGTCGATCACGATGTCGCCGGACGCCACTACCTTGTCGTCCCAGCTGTGCGGCGGGACCATGCCGTCCTCGACGTTGATCACGATCATCGCTCGGTCTGGTCTTAGCGCTGCTCCGAGGTCGTGCAGGAACTGCTTCGCCATCGACACGGTCTCGGCGTCGTTTGGATCGACCACGAACCGGTGCTCGACGATCTCCGGTCTGCTCGCCGTCGCCAGCCACGCGTCGCGGAACGAGACGGATTTCGTCGAGTTGCCCAGCGTCTTTTGGTTCAGCAGGATAGCCGGGAGCGCGTGCCTGTGATAGACGAGCTGCATCGCGTCCGCGTCCGCAGTCTGGCCGGCCAGACGAAACGCGCGAGCCGCGAGGTCGTGCCCCGCCCAGCCGTACCACTTCGCTTCGTGCGTCCACGGACGGTCACCGGGCGCAGGCTCCGGCAGCTTGAGCATATGCGACGCCCACCAGCTCGCCCGCTTGCCGTCGTTGCGCTCAAAGGCCAGCATGATGATCGAAGCGATTGCCTCCCGGCACCACGGGAACACGCCGTGCGCCGACATCGCGAGCTGAAGCGACTCGCGGCGACTAGCCGAGATCCGCGCCAGATTAAGCAAGACCTCGTACCGAAACGAGTCGTCGAGATTTGGGAACGAGATCGCGATCTTCCCAAACTGCTCCGCCGCCGACTTGTTTCCCGCGCAGTAGTGCTCTTGATGTATGTAAAAATACTGCGTCGCTGCCTCGTTCACGCTCCTCCCGAGGATCGCGAGGTTTCGCTTGCGGTTGTCCTGCTTGATCGCCTGCGGCAGATGGTGCCACACCGGAGTCGCCCAGTCCTCGTGCCGGTCGTTTGGCAGCAGGAGCAGGTTCTCGTGGACATCGTGGTGCCAGATTCGCCCCTCCTGAAACGCGCTGCGCCGGATGAAGCGTTCCCGAGGGAGTCGCTTGCCGGTTCCTCGAACGTCGTACGGGCAGCGGATCATGAGAACGTCCTCAGATAGCGCCGCGAGCCTGTCGCGAAGCCCCTCAAATTCCGCGAGTTGGTCGTCGCAATCCGCCCAGACGAGCCAATCTCCGGTCGCCTGCGAGAACGACTGATTGCGTGCCCGTGCGAACGAATCGACGTGCTTCCATGCCCGAGCGGTCACGCCGTTAAGATATTCGCTGAAAACGAACGCCTTGCCGTTCTCTGCACACCACTGGCGCGCGATCATCTCGGTCTTGTCGGGTTCCTTCGATCCGATTGCGCGGACGAGTGACAGCTCATGGAATGAGCCTTTCCATGACCCCAGCAGAGAGCGAATGTGGTGCTCCTCGTTCCCGCAAATAACGCAGAGTGAGATTGTCATTGTGTTTGTGTGTTGCGTATCCGTGTCAATAGATCGCCGCCAGAGGGTCAAAGCAAAAAGCCCCACGCCGGTAAAGGCGTGAGGCTCGTTGAATCAATCGCGGTGAGCGTTAGCTGTACTGAGTGACGATCAACTGACCAGCGTTCGGGTTCACGACC